AGCGGTGGCACTGCGAACGGCGTCGCCTACTTGGACGGAAGCAAGGTTCTGACGACCGGAACGGCGCTTCAGTTCGATGGAACTAATTTCGGTATCGGAATGACGCCGATATACAAGCTGGATGTAACCTCTGGAAATACGTTTTCCATGCGACTTCAAGCGAGTGAAGGGCCGCCTTTCTTTGTGCGCCACCTTGCCCCAGCCGTCTATATTGCGTCAGATGCGTCTCTCTTCGAATCCATCGGCTTTGACCCGACTAACAATATTCTGAACTTCTTCACTAACAACACCGAACGCGGTCGTTTTGACAGCAGTGGGAATTTGCTGATTGGTGCGACATCAACCAGAGCATCTGCAAAATTAGACATTCGCGGTGATGTCATTGTTTTTGGTTCTAATGCTAGTTATTACGGTACTATCAGCTACAGCGCTGGCACAGGTTACATGTCTATAGCTGCCGAATCTGGTGGAGGCATTAAGTTTCTGTCTGGTGCAACCGAACGCGCTCGTATCGACTCCGCAGGCAACCTCGGCTTGGGTGTTACGCCGAGTGCTTGGTGGTCAGGCCTAAAGGCCGTGCAGGCTTATGGATCAAGCGGTGGTGTATTTGCGAGTGCTAGTCCTAATGGTCATTTCATTACCAATGCGTATTACGATGGTAGTAATTGGAAATATATTAGCACATCATCATTTCCTGCAATGAGATACGTGCAGACGAGTGGTGGCACACATGAATGGTACATTTCCGCTGCTGGCACGGCAGGTAATAACGTATCTTTTACCCAAGCAATGACGATAGATGCGAGTGGGAATTTGCTGGTTGGGTCGGGGGCGACTGCTGGATTACTTCGCGTGACACAAACGGCAGCGGATTACACGTCGCGACTCCAAAATACAAATGCATCCCCTAACGGGTTGAGTATTTATTATTCTGGGGCGGCTCCAAGTAATACAGGAAGCCCGTTTGTCTATTGTGAAGATTCGTCAACGCTTAGGATGTCGGTAAGATCGAACGGAGGAATCGCAAATTATCAATCAAACGATGTAAACCTTTCTGATCTGGATACAAAAAAGGATTTCAGCACATACAGTGACTCAGGATATTCAGCTAATTCGTGGCAATTTGTAAAGGACATGCGCGATGCTTGGGGTCGGTTCAAGTATAAAGACCAATCGCACGATGACTTCAATAACGGTTACGGCGCACAGCTAGTAAAAACAGTGGCAGACAAAAACGGGTTCGAAGAACTTACAGAACTCACGAAGTGGGGAGACGACGCAGAAGGGAACCCTGTAATGCGTCTCGTGGTTTACGACAGCGACTTGATGCACATTGTTGGTGAAGTTGTTACGCAATTAACGCATAAGGTTGACGCACTAATAGCAGAAAACACGGAACTCAAAGCGCGGCTTGATGCCGCAGGACTGTAATATGCAATATCTTAAATCCAAAACTCTCTGGTTTGCCATCCTGATTGCTGTGGGTGGGATACTGGAGCAGTCTCAGGCAGTTGTGTCTCAGCTAGTCGGCCCTGCTAACACGGGGTGGGTGATGCTGGTCATTTCTGTCGGAGTAGCAGTCCTGCGTATTATTACGACGCAGCCTATCAACCAAAAGTAAGGAGATACAAAATGGGAAAAACTGAAAAAACCCCCATTAGCATCGACGGTGTTGAGTACGACTTTAACGAAATGACTCAAGAGCAGCAGGTGCTGGTTAACCACGTAGCGGACTTGGATAGGAAGCTCTCCTCTGCTCGGTTCAACGTAGATCAGCTCCAGGTTGGCAGAGACGCCTTTTTTCACATGCTGAAAACCGCTATTGATAAAAAAGAAGAAGTCAAACAATGACTCCAGAGCTACAAAAGTATTATGAGGAAAGGTTTAGCTTATTTTCTCAGCAAGGATGGAAAGATTTAATAGAAGACGTTGATAACATGATAAATTCGTTGAATAATATATCTGTTATTGAAAATGACTCACAGTTAAACTTTAAGAAAGGTGAGTTAAGTATTTTAACTTGGCTAAAGAATTTGAAAGAAATTAGTTCAATGGCCTACGAGGAGTTGAATGAAAAGGATGTATGAATTTGCCTGTGAAAGCGGGCATCGTTTTGAGCGTTACGTTGAGTATCAACATAATGACGCTCTGTGTGACTGCGGCGCGGCAGCTTCCCGCGTCATCTCTGCTCCTGCTATTAAGTTAGAGGGGTGGTCTGGCTCATTTCCTTCAGCACATGCGAAATTTGACAGAATTCACCGCGAAAAACTTCGTGCGGAGCGAAAAGCTAACTCATAACCTATACGGCGAGTTAATTTATCCTATAACCCATAGAGGCAGGAAAAAGCATGTTAATTGACAATGAAGTAGAGGCGCTTGAAGAAACCACCAAAGTAGAAGACTTGGAGTCAACTGTTGAGCCTGAGTCTAAGGATATTCCTGAGAAGTACAAAGGAAAGTCTTTGGATGACATTATTAAGATGCACCAAGAAGCTGAAAAGATGATTGGTCAGCAGGCTCAGGAAGTTGGCGACATTCGTAAACTTGCCGATGAACTTATCAAGCAAAACCTTAACTCTGGTCAAAAAGCTGCTGAAGAACAAAAACCCGAAGTTGATTTTTTTGAAGACCCTAAGAGGGCTGTTGTTGACACTGTATCTAGTCACCCTGATGTTGTTGCCGCAAGGCAAGCTGCGCTGGAAATGAAGAAACTTCAAATCCAGCAAAAACTTGCATCCGAGCATCCTGATTATCTTGACGTAGCCCGTGACCCGAAGTTTGCGGAATGGGTAAAGGCAAGCAAAGTAAGGTTGGACTTGTGGTCAAAAGCTGATGGTGATTACGACTACGACAGTGCTAATGAACTGCTCTCTACGTTTAAACAATTACGTGGCGTGGCTTCTAAAAAGACTGAAGAAAGCGGAGAAAAGATACGCAAACAGTCTTTAAAGGCTGCATCTGTAGATGTTGGCGGATCGGGAGAATCTTCACGGAGAGTTTACCGACGGGCAGACCTTATTCGTTTAAAAATGACTGATCCTAATAGATATGAGGCACTTTCTGATGAAATCATGCAAGCATATCAAGAGGGTCGTGTACGTTAAATCATAGGAGAATTAACTCATGGCTTACCCAACCCCAGCAGTAACTACCACCACCGCAGCAACCTTCATTCCGGAAATCTGGAGTGACGAGATTGTTGCCGCCTACAAGAAAAATCTTGTTCTGGCGAACATTGTTAAACGCATGAACTTCAAGGGCAAGAAAGGTGACACCGTTCACGTTCCGGCCCCGACCCGTGGTTCGGCTTCTGCGAAATCGGCTTCCACCGCCGTTACGCTGATTGCTGCGACGGAAACCGAAGTTCAAGTTAGCATCAACAAGCACTACGAGTACAGCCGTTTGATCGAGGACATTGTTGAAGTGCAAGCTCTGACGAGCCTGCGTTCTTTCTACACGGAAGACGCTGGTTACGCTCTGGCGAAGCAAGTTGACACTGACCTGGTTCAACTTGGCCGTTCTTTCAACGGTGCTACGGTTGGCACGAACGACTATGCTACGTCTGCTGCTTCGACGAAAGCGTATATCGGTTCGGATGGCACGACCGCGTACAACAGCTCGACCTCGAACGCTGCCGCGCTGACGGATGCCGCGATTCGCCGGACGATTCAACGTCTGGACGATAACGACACCCCGATGGACGGTCGTTTCTTCCTGATCCCCCCGTCTAGCCGCAATACCCTTATGGGTCTGGCTCGCTACACGGAGCAGGCGTTTGTTGGTGAAGCTGGCAACAACAACACCATTCGCAATGGTGAAATCGGCAACCTGTACGGCATCCCCGTCTTTGTTAGCTCCAACGCCGACTACGGCGCGGGCAACACCGGTGCTGACCGTATCTGCTTAATGGGTCACAAAGATGCAATGATCCTGGTTGAGCAGGTTGGTGTTCGTTCGCAAACGCAGTACAAGCAGGAATATCTGGCGACGCTGTACACCGCCGATACCCTGTACGGTGTTAAAGCAATGCGTACTGCTGCCACGACCGGTGCTGCGCTGTCCAGCTCGGCATTTGCTCTGGCTGTCCCCGCCTAATAGGTGGGTTCGAGGAGGCTCCCATAAGGGGGTCTCCTCTTTTTTACCGAGGTATTTATGGCTATTTATAGGTGTAAGTTAAGCGGCAACACTGTAGAGTTTGTTTTACCTCACGACATTGAGTCAATGAAAGGACATGAAGGATATGTTCGTATTGACCAAGAAGAAGAAGAAGAAGAAGCAAGGGTAAATATCCCGTTCATGGCACCGAAAAAGAAACTTGGTCGCCCCAAAAAGTCTTAAAGGTTTAATATGAAACTCAAGAAAAAAGCCAAAAAGCAACCTGTTCCTAAAGGTTATCACCGTATGCCTGACGGAAGTTTGATGAAAAACAGTGAGCATAAAAAATACTCGAAAGGTAAATGATGAAAGGTCAAAAGAAAGTAGCTAAAGTAATGCGCGAGTACAAGGCTGGAAGTCTACATTCTGGAAAGAAGGGACCGGTTGTTAAGTCACGAAAGCAGGCTGTGGCTATTGCTCTTTCTGAGGCAGGAATGGCGAAGAAGAAAAAGAAATGAAAGGTTTATACGCAAACATCCATGCCAAACGCGCCAGGATCAAGGCAGGAAGCGGCGAGAAGATGCGTAAGGTAGGTAGCAAAGGATCACCTACTGCCGCTGCGTTTAAGGCCGCTAAAAAGACCGCTAAACGAGGCAAATAATGATTAAACGAGGCAAAGAAACCTTTGAAGGGTTTAATAAACCGAAAAGGACTCCAAATCATCCGACTAAAAGTCATGCCGTTTTAGCCAAGTCCGGTGAGACCGTTAAACTAATTCGCTTTGGTCAACAAGGTGTTTCTGGTTCTCCTTACAAAGAAGGCGAAAGTAAGGCAGACAAGGCTCGCAGGAAATCCTTTAAGGCTAGACATGCTAAAAACATAGCTAAAGGGAAGATGAGCGCGGCTTATTGGGCTGATAAATCTAAGTGGTAAAGATAGTCTAAGTTGTGGTATTTTATTGATAGGTGACAACCCGCATGGGCCTCCTTGACATAAAGGATAGATAATGCGGGAAATTTCTGTAGGCGCTGCACCGACTGATGGATCAACCTCGACACTTTATACAGTGCCGACAGGTTATCGTGCGCTATGGAATCTTTCGTACATGCACAATACTTCAGGGTCTACCAAGTATTTAACTTTATCTTGGTATGACTCTAGTGCATCGGCTACTTACGACATTCTTAGTCAGTACAACTTCAACTCAAAAGACTACATCAAGTTTGATGGCGGGTCTTATATTGTTTTAGAAGAAGGCGATCAGGTAAGAGTTACTCCTGAGAGTGGCAGTACGTTTACTGTTCTCCTTACTTTTGTAATTAAGGGAAATCAAAGAGAATGAGCGCGACTTATTTAGATTGCGTCAATGACGTTCTTGTACGCCTAAGAGAATCACAGGTTTCTACTGTTACGCAAACCGCATATTCTTCATTGATAGGTAAGTTTGTCAATGATGCAAAGCGAGCGGTTGAAGACTCATATAACTGGAACGTCTTATTACAGAACGTCAGCATTTCCACGGTTGCAGGGATAAACACATATTCTGTTACTGGCAGTGGAATGAAGTTTCGCGTAACAGATGCTATTAATGTTACCGCATTTATCCCGCTTCAGAATATCTCGTATGCTGAAATGAACAGATATACGAGCTTTGGGACTCCTGATAATACGATACCTGTTTACTATGCTTTCAACGGAGTTGATGCTAGTTACGATACAAAAGTAACTGTTTATCCTACTCCTGATGTTGCGTATTTATTGAAGTTTTCGTTGATTATCCCACAGGATGATCTTTCATCGGACTCTACTGTTGTACAGGTTCCTAGCGAATTAGTCATACAAAACGCATACGCTAGGGCAATTGTTGAGCGTGGCGAAGACGGAGGATTGAGTAGCTCTGAAGCATACTCACTGTATCGTCAGATGCTTTCTGATTACATTGCATTAGAAGCCACCCGTTACCCAGAATCACAAGAGTTTGTGGCGACATAATGGCGCAAGCACTTCAAATCTTCAGTATCTCAGCGCCAGGGTTTTATGGATTAAATACCCAAGACTCTCCGTTAGACCTGTCCGCTGGATTTGCTCTTAGAGCAAATAATTGCATTATTGACCAATACGGACGCATTGGTTGTAGAAAAGGCTATGCCAATATCAATACTTCGTCAGGCAATTTAGGCGCAAATGACGTTGGTGCTATACATGAGTTAATAGAGTCAGATGGCACTTCAACGGTTTTGTTTGCCGGAAACAATAAGCTATTCAAATTCGACGGAAGCAATAACGTAGTTGAATTGACTTATGGTGGCGGTGGTTCTGCCCCTTCGATTTCTGCGAACAATTGGTCTATTGCCACATTAAACAATATAGCTTACTTCTTTCAAACAGGACACGATCCGTTAATTTATGATCCAGGTGTAAGCACTACTACATATCGTCGTGTTACTGAAAAGTCTGGTTATGTTGGAACCGTTCCTTCTGCGAACATAGTTGTTAGCGCATACGGTAGATTATGGGCTGCTAGTACGTCATCAAACAAAGTCACAGTTTACTTTTCAGATTTGCTTGCAGGTCATGTTTGGTCAACTGGAACTGCTGGCAGTTTAGACGTATCCCGCGTGTGGGGTAACGGTGTAGACGAAATACAAAGTCTTGCTGCCCACAATGGACGACTGTTTATCTTTGGCCGAAATCAGATTCTTGTTTACGACAACCCGACTACACCACAAGATTTAGTACAAAGTGACTCTATTATTGGCACAGGTTGTATTGCCAGAGACAGTGTTAAAGCAATAGGAACAGACATTCTGTTCTTGTCTAACACTGGCGTTCGGTCTTTGATGAGAACGATTCAAGAAAAGTCTCTGCCGTTTCGAGACTTGTCAAAGAATGTGCGTAACGACTTAATGTCTATTGTTGCAACAGAAGATTTAACGCAAATAAAGTCAGTGTTCTCTGAAGTCAATGCTTTTTACTTGCTGACACTGCCATCTGTTAAACAGATTTATTGCTTTGATACAAGAGGCCAATTACAAGACGGTTCTTCTAGGGTAACAGTATGGGATTCGATAAATCCTAAATCTCTTTACTCTAAGAGAAATGGAGATTTGTTGTTTGGTAAAACTGGATACATATCGTTGTATTCAACATATAGAGATAACGGAAGTATTTACAGGATTCAGTATTACACCAACCACGCAGACTTGGGTAACGTCGCTCAAACATCCGTTTTGAAGAAATTGACGGTTGTAATTATCGGCGGGTCAAGTCAATACGTAACATTCAAGTGGGCTTTTGACTTCGATCAAAACTATTTGTCAGACAATTCTTTTATTCCGACTCAAGGTGTTTCTGAATACGGAATAGCAGAATATGGAGCAAATGCGTCACCTATTGCTTATTACAGCGGTGGTATTGCTTTGAGAACATTGTCTGTTAGTGCAACTGGCGCTGGCAAGATAGTTCAAACTGGATATGAAGCAGACATTGATGGTGATGTGTTAAGTATTCAGAAGATTGAAATTCAGGCTAAAAACGGAAAACTTAGTTAGGGCATATTATGAGCAACTACGTCAAAAGCACAAACTTTGCCTCAAAAGATACTTTACCTTCTGGCGACTCTAATAAGATCGTCAAGGGTACTGAGATTGACACAGAGTTTAATAACATTTCTACCGCTATTTCTACAAAAGCGGATTTATCAGGCCCAACTTTTACTGGTTCTCCTGTTCTTCCAACGGGAACAACTGGTGTAACGCAATCATCCTCTGATGATAGTACAAAGTTAGCAACTACTGCATTTGTTCAAGATGTTGCTGATGTGGTACAAGCGGCAGTAAAACAGGCGTTATATCCTGTTGGGTCTATTTACTGTAACGCAACCAGCTCTACCAATCCGGCAACTCTTTTGGGATTTGGTACATGGACTGCATTTGGTTCAGGTAGGGTGATGGTTGGCGATGGAGGTGGATTTACTGCTGGTAACACCGGCGGTTCCGCTGACGCTGTTGTTGTTAGTCATACGCACAGCGTATCTGATCCTGGTCATACACATACAACTGTGACTAGATCAGCCGCAGACGGTTCTTCTGGTTCTTATACATATATGGCAGGTGTTGCTGGTTCTAATGCTGGTACAGATACTTCGCAATCATCTTCCATACAAAGTGCGTCAACTGGAATAAGCGTTTCATCTACCGGAACAAGCGGAACAAACGCTAACCTTCAGCCTTACATTGTGGTGTATATGTGGAAACGAACTGCGTAAAACAACCGGTTATCAAGAACGAGAATTACATTGTATATGTTGAAATGGTGCAAGGATTAACATTCATTCACATGGATGTATTTAAGTGGAACAAAAGTATTAAGAAAGAATTTGTAAAGACATGGAAAGAGTGGGCTGGTAAACATAAACCATTATATGCGATGCCGTTTATAGACGATGAAAAGATGCACAAATGGTCAATTATTACTGGATTTGAGTTGTTACAGTATCAAAAGTGTTTAGATGGAATAACGAGAAAGTTGTATATCTGGAGATAGATTATGGGTAAATTAGTTGGGGCGATTGCTCCGATAGCTGGATACGCATTAGGCGGCCCTGTTGGAGGCATGATTGGTGGCGCTATAGGTTCATCTATTGCCGGAGATGCCGCTGCATCTTCTGCTCAAGGTGCCGCCCAAACCTCTGCTAATGCACAATTAGCAGCCGCTAGAATTGCTGCCGAAGAAGCTCGATTCCGGCCCATAGGGATTACTACTAGGTTCGGCACATCCGAATTTGGGTATGATCCCACCACTGGGCGCGTATCAACTGCTGGATATACTGTTTCTCCAGAGCTAAAGGCTTATCAAGATCGGATTATGGCCCTTACCGGTCAAGGTCTTGGATTTGCTGAACGAGCTCCTGATTTATATGCACCATTACAGACTGCTGCGACAGGGCTGTTTGGATTAGGCCAACAATATCTCGCAGAATCTCCTGAACAAGCTGCCCAACGGTACATAGCACAACAGCAAGAACTTCTCGCCCCCTCCAGAGAGCGACAGTTTGCTCAACTGCAAAACCGTTTATTCCAGACTGGTAGGGGGGGATTATCTGTCGGAGCTACTGGTGAACGTCCTAGCGGAGCTGCTGGTCTTGGGGCTACTACTCCTGAGATGGAAGCCTACTACAATGCCTTAGCGCAGCAAGACGCACAGTTGGCGGCTCAAGCCATGCAAGCCGGACAACAACAGACTCAATTTGGTGCTGGACTGTTCGGAACTGGTGCTGGATTGTTAGGCGGTTATGGTCAAGGTATTACGGGCGCTTACGCTCCGTTTGCAACCGGTCTTGGCACTGCTGGACAGATTGAGGCTCTTGGTATGGAACCGCTTAATATAGGCGCTCAATTAGGAGGTCGTGTTGCAAGTTCTGCTGGAGCGGAAGCATTGTTATCTGGTGGCTTAGGTGCTGCGCGTACATTACAAGGCCCGATGAGCTACAGCCCCACGGCAGGCTTATTACAAGGTCTTGGAAGGGCTGTGTCGGGTTATGGTGGGTTTGGTAGAGGTTCTACAGGTGCTGCCCCTACTTTCGGAAGTTTTGATCCATATTCATACTTACCTAATATGCCTGGAAATCCTTATATAAGTGATTTTACTGGAAGTTACAATCCTTTAGCCATCGGCGGATTGGAATAATCATGGCACAAGACTCTATCGTAGGCGGTTTGTTCGGAATCACACCTGAATCCTTAGATTTGGCTCAACGTCAGCGTGATGAAGCAATGGCGATTCAATATGCCGGACTTGATCCAATGCAACGTGCTGCGTATGGCACCTTCATGGCAGGCCAGCAATTAGGTCGTGGTATTGGTTCTCTGTTAGGCATTGAAGACCCTCAGTTAAAGATGGTTACTCAACGTCAGCAGATTATGCGTGGTATTGATCCTAATGATCCAGAGGCTCTTTCTAAGGCGTCTATTTTAGCTTCTGAAATGGGTGATCCTAGACTGGCTGCTGGACTTGCAGAACAAAGACGAAAGGCTCTTGAGTCTCAAGCTCTTGTTGCTCAACGACTGCGTGAGCGTCAAGCGGCAGACCCGTTTAATAAACTTGTTGAATCTGGCAAATATACCCCAGAAAGTTTATCCAAGTTTCGTGAAAGCGGTAATGTTGCTGACCTTATACTTGTCGAGAAACCAAACAAAGATATAGCACAAGAATTAATTATTAAAGCGGATTATACTCCTGCAAGTATCGCAAAATTCCGTCAAACCGGTGACTACAATGATTTAGTGCCTATTCAAAAAAAGGGAATTGGTCAAAGCATTAGCGAAGGATTGGCGCAGGGTGTAGGGATGCTTGGAGCCGCATTAGCTCCAGCACTTAAAAAAGAAGGTGAAGAAGCCGCAAAGTTTACTAGTAAGAGCTACGATGAGCTAGGAAGATCGGTTGCGGCCGGAGTTGCTTCAAGAAGGGATTTAAGAGGTTTATCTGATGCGTTGCAAAATTCATTTACTGGCGCTTTTGCAGATAGCAAAAAATCAATAATTGCGTCATTGTCATCACTTGGAGTTCCTTTAGACAAAGATTTGCTTGAAGCCGCATCAAATACAGAGCTAGTAGATGCGATGGCAACTAAGTATATATTCCCTCTTGTAAAGAATTTCCCTGGCGCACTTGCTGTAAAAGAATTGGAAACACTGAAAAAAGCTGCCCCAGGTTCTCAACAACAACTTAGAACAATTGTTAAGTTAATTGATGTTTTGAATACAAGTCTGTTAGAAAATGAATATACATACAATCAAGCAAAAAATTATAAATTAAAAAATAAAACGCTTCTTGGATTTGAAGTAGCAGATTCAAAAGTTGATTTTCAAAGAAAATACGATAGGATGGAACAATTATACAAAACAGCACAATCAAGAGGGAATAAATGGAGTAGACAAGAAAGTGATGAGTTTAATTCTATAAAAGCAGAGCTTGGAGTTAAATGATGGCTGATAAATTTGATGCGTCATCTTTTACTGTATTAGATAGGCCAGAAGACATTAAATTGGCCGAAGAAGAAGCTGCTGCACAGCGACTTCGTGAATCAGTTATGTCTCCATATTATCGGCCTCGATTCCCAATTGGAGCGCAAGAGGTTGGCGGTTTATTGGGAAGCGTTGCAGGAGGAATGGCTGGTGCTCCAGGTGGAACTCTTGGCGTTCTTTTGGGAAGTTCACAGGGCGCATTAGCTGGAGGCGCTGTTGGTGAGTTTGCCGAACAAGCAATCAGGCAAGAACCCATATCTCCAATGGATGTTGTTAAGGCAGGTTTTGAAGAAGCGGCATGGGACGTTGGCGGGAATCTTGTGCTAAAGGGTCTTGGTAAAACATTCCGTTTTGGCGCAGATGCTTTAGGTTTTGGGAGAAAAGATATTCCTGACCCCACTCAGGCAGCGCAAAGACTTTTAGAGAAATATGGTTCTTCTTTACCTGTTGCGGCCAGAACAGGTGACAATTTGTTAAGAACCATACAAGAATATTCATACACGCCTATAACCAAAGGAATTTTTGAGGCCAAGCAAAAAGAAATTGATAATGCACTAATGTTAGGTTCTCAGGACGTTTTGAAATCATTAGCTAAATCTCCTGAATTTGACTACGCACTTAGAACAAATGTTTCTGCTCAACGGGCATCAGGCGAAATCCTGCAAAACTTCATAAAAGAAGGTCAAGACAAACTTGGTGAGTCAGTTGGTTCTATTTATAAAGAAATCTTTAGCGACGTTGATTCCAAAATATCAACCTTTGGAATAAAGGCATGGGCAAATTCTTTATTAACCAGACCTGGCGCAAAAAACATTTTAACAGAAGGTCAACAATCTGTATTAAAAAATATAAACACCATTCCAAATACAGTTGATATAAATACATTACACGAAATTAGGTCTAGGTACCTTGCTGAGAATAGGGATAAATACACCAATGGAATTTCTACTGAAAAAGATTCTAGGGCGTCTACAACAATAACAGAATTAATAAAGAAACTTGATAGTGCAATGGATTCTTCTGCCGCACAATTAGCATCCAATGAAAAACTGAATCCAGCCACATATCAAAAATACAAAACTGTAACCAATACATATAGAGAGGGTATACAAGCTCTGAATACTGATGCTGTTGTTCAAGCATTACAAAAAAATCCAGAAGAAGTTGGCTCGTATTTATTTAGGGCTGGAAACGAAACACCAATACTTGATTTATACAAGTCCGCAGCTGCTGCTGGAAAACTGAACAACACATCATCAAAAGAAGTGCTTGATGCCTTGCGTTATGGATATATTGAATCAATGATTAGCTCTCCTAATGGTTTGATTAAACTAGGAGACGACTTGTCAGTAAAGGGATCAAAGGCAAAAAACACTTATGATATTTTGATGGCAAATACACCTCAAGATAAGGTTATAAAAGACTTATTAGAGGCGGCAAAATTGGGAAACATCGAAATGAGAGGTGCTCCTGGTGTTCAGATGCAGCTAGGAACAACATTGAAACAAGGATTGGTTTCGTCAATCCCTGTTCTATCTGGCGTATATTTTTTACTTCCTCCTGATGCTCAACAAAAAGCAAAAGACACTTTTGGTACCGGCGCTGTTGTTGGCGGTGCTCTGATATTGACAAATAGGCAGTTAGCAAAAGCTATTCTTGACCCAAAAACAGCGAAATCAATATCTTATTTGTCAAAAATGAAAGAGTCTCCTCTTACTCCATCTGGATTCACGAAGTTAGTTGTTGAGCCTTTATATAACATATTAGCCCCAAAATCTGATGATAGTAGGCGAGAGCAAACACAAATAAATAATAAGTTTGATACATCAAAATTTGTTGTTGAATAGGGATAATCATGGAAGAAGTCAGTCACCGAGAGATTTACGACCGCCTTGTAAGAGTTGAAT